TGTCCAAATTATGAAATACCACAAAATTCGCCCTCTCGGTGAACCCGGCTTCTTTTAGTATCTCTACTCCTCCTCGGTAAAGAATTGCGTACTTTAATTCATCCGAAAGTCGGCAAATTAATTCCTCTTTGTCGCATCTCAAAGAGGCTTCTAATTTAATCCCGTAAGTCTTATACGATTCTCTTGCGCCGTCCCAACCCTCTACATGAAATGAATCGCAACATAACTTTTGACAGTCGCACAATTCGCCCCGGAAGTCCTCATTTAGCCACGAGTTATTAGTCGAAACAGAAGTGTTGTCCAAAAGAATGTAAACCCTCTTGTTGAACGTCTTGAAATTCAGCGTTATCTCAACTTCCTCTCCTGAGATTAAACTTATCGGGAAAACAGTCGGAGTCGTAGTAAGCAGCCCCTCGTAAACTTTTATCTGAAAATCGCCTGTGGTTTCAGAATAAACCCTGACTTTTTCTAAGTACGTGAAAGTGAGAGGGTTTTCAAGGCGGGTTAATTTAATACCTCTCTCTAAAGGTTCGGGCGAATTAAATAACGTTTGCCAATTCCCGAACTCAAACAAGCGTACAGCACTCTTATACCTGTGATTCGGAAGCACCATTAGCGCCTCGTCAACTAATAACGACGAAGCAAACGCGCTCTTTTCGCAGCTTAAATGTACAGCGTTGTTAAATTTGGAATCCGTGAAATCGGACACCTTACCTAAAGAAAGTCCCTCTAAATTTTCCCAATAAAGCCCAGACCCGGACGCCTCGAACTCCTCATCCGCGCAAAGAGATCTGAATTTGATGAAGTTGTCTAAGCATTTCATTCATTGGGAATTACTTTCCTTTTTCGTCCGCGCTTTTTGGGAACTACAACCTCGGCGACAACTTCTCCGTCAACCTCTCCGTAATACTCGTCTTGAATTTCTGTTTGTTCGTCTGGTTCTGATTTTTCCTCAATAGGAGATTTGGATTCTCTCATTCTCAAAATCCCGCCTGAAAATTCCAAAGATTGAATTATAGGAGATTTGGCTTCTAACTGCAAACGGTGCAGGTGATCTCCCACCACTATTTCCGCATCCACGTCCCGATCATACAACCCCTGCTTACCACGAATACCTATTTTAATTCGCTTCAAAGGCGCCCTGTCCTTTCCCACAACGGACAACGTAACCACCTTACCCGTTACGTGTTTCACCCGCATGGAGGCGCTCAGGATGAACGCCCCCATTGTCGGATGTAACAAACCCACTAAACCAGAATTTGAAATTATCATGACAGAATTGATTCGCAAACCGTGTCGTCACTACATTCTCCGATGTAATGAAACACATCCTTCACGCCTTCAAGAGAATCGCCCGTCGCGAACAAGTCCGACGGATAACCCCATGCCGTCCACCTCTTTACAAGTTGAACGTTGTACACGGTATCGTAATCGTCATCTCCCGCTTCGCCGTCGTTACAATGCGCAAACTTCGCGTAGAAGTCCCACAGTAAATTCGGGAATTGATTGTCCGGCATCGTGATTTTGATATGATCCGGCGACCGGAACTCAAACTCGCCCCGATTGTGATTCGTGTCTACAAATTGAAGCGCACCCGGAACCATTACCCAGATGTTATTCGCAACCCCCTCGACGGTGTCGATAGTCGTGTCCAGAATGTAGCCGTTTATTTGCGCAAGTTGACCGGCGTTGAATCCAGCATCGTTGCAACAAGCTATTGACTTCATTATCGCGTACCGCCTCAACAAACCGGCCCCGATTTTCACCGGCATCATTCCGCCAAGTTCCGCGTCGGTCATGTCCTCTTCCATTACGATCTCTCCCAAAGGGTTGATCTTGTTCTCCGTAGTCTGGAAAAGAGGAATTACCTTAGGGCCTGCGACACCACCGGCGAAATTGCCAACAAATCCACCAGAGGAAATTAGCGTTACCAAATCTCGATTTAGAGCAGACTTCAATGACTGCATACCGGAATTGATAACCTCGGCAATGTGGTTACTTTTCCCTTCACAGAAGTCCCTCATTTGCTTATATTGAAAAGTAAACACCTCCGACCTCCGTTCCTGGTCGATTGCAAGACTTTGAAACTGATAACTCTTTGGAGTTACCGGATCGCAATAAGTCCCCGGCGTCGAGTCGTATGCCGAAAGAGGAGTCCTTTGCAAAAATCGGATTCGGGCGTCGTGCCTTTTACCGTCGCTTCCCGGATCAAGCTCTACGGAAAACCCCCCGGCGTTCCGGTTCTGATCCGAAAGTACCCAAGCCAGCGTACCCTGATTCGGTAGAATCGCAGTCGCCGACCTGATTTGCTCGCTAAACAACTTTTGCGTTAGCGTGTAACAAAATTCATTCATGTCAACAGCCATAACTTTAGATTTAAGTTAATTAAAAATGGGCATCCTCTTGGATCATACCCGTTATGGCAGGTGGGAAACCTCTTTCTACTTCTTCGGCTTAATTGTGCCGCAACCTCTACACTTCATTTTCTTTTCATTGCGCGTTCCGCTCGGTCTAATGCGTCTTGTTGTTCAACAGTAAGTTTTCTGGAAGGCGGGGTTCCGTTTCCCAATTGAGATGTTTCTGGAATTGTAATCGACCTCTGGAATTGTTGTGTGCTTCCTAACAAACCCTCCTTATCAATTATATCTTGCAGCGCCTCTGGAATTTTCAAAAATTCCGTCTTGCTTTTGGAAACTCTTTTCGCCGGGTTGCCCTTTTCACGAAGCTCGTACTCCGCGCCCTCTTTGGTTACGTTGTAATTCCCGTATAGTTTGTCCTTAATTAAGGAAAACGTCTGCTTTGGTGAAACCTTTAGATTTTTAAGGGTTCCTAATTGTTCAATGATGTGCTCATCCCGGAACCAATTACTCTTGAAAGTTTCAATCTCCTGCTCCTTAGCGAGTAGTTTGTCCTGAATATCCCTTTCCATTGCAGTCTTTGACGCCTCGACCGCGTGAAGTTGCTCCTGAATTTCGGAAACGTCGTCGTTTGTCCTGCCAGAAATTGCCGCGTTGTAATCTTTAATAAATTCGTCTAAGCTCCGCCCTTCGGCGTACTTAGAAGCATCAAGTTTAGCGGCCTTTCCTAACTTTCTTAATAGGGAATTGTAAACAAGCCCCTTAGCTTGCTTCTCAAGCTCAGGCTTCATTTTTGAAACCTCGGTAGTAACGTCCGGAAGTTCGTTTTTGACCTGCTCTCTGATCGCGGTCATGTATGTTTCCGCGTCTTCCTCTGGTTTTAGGTCTTCGTCACCGTCAAGGTAAGCATCTAACTTCTCCGTTGGGAAGTCAAGATGTTTCAGAAGTTCTTTCAGCTTTTTGCTCATTGCTCATAAATCGCGCTGATTTTAATGAAAAGGTATAAGCATAACCTTCAATGCGTACTCTTGGTAGGCCCGCCGGCCTCATTGTTGTCATTTAATCTTTCGTGGACGGCCCCTCTTAACAATGCCGACAATTTCTTTTTTTTTCTCTTGTACCGGCTCTGGAATCGGCTCCGATCTTGTTAAGTTAACGTCAATCGGTTCGTCAGGTTCCCTTGTGTTATCAGGTACGGCCTCCCTATTAACCTTCATAAAAATCTTAGCCTTTGAACTCTTTGACACCCTATTTGAAATATCCCGCTTCGCGCTCTCCTCAGGGCCACCGCTCAATACTTGAAACTCGTCTTTCCTGTGTTGTTTCCAATACCTGTACGAGTTTACAGATACCCGCGCGTTCTTTCCCGTACTCCTGTTTTTTAGGTAAATCCAAGCCATTAGTGCAAATTTAGGCAAATGTAAGTAAACTATTTGTATTTTCCAAATTAAGAACGATCAAGCCGCCTCCTGTTCCTCTAAAAAGAACGGAATCGCCTCATGCCGACATCCGTACCCCCCTCTGTAAACCGAAAAATTGTCTGGATTTGTTCCCGGTATCATTCCAGCGCCGTTGGCGTAAGCCCATGCTATTTCAGTTTCCAGGTCCTCAAGAGTCAAAATACCCCCGAAGTCGTTCACCCACCTGACACATTGCGGGCGCGAATCTTTCACAAGGCCCCCTATGTACCTAAATGCGTTCATCTCAAACTTCTTTCCAACTGCCTGATGAATTAACCCCTGGTATTGTTGCGTTGCGTCTATTGCCACCTGCCTTACTTGTCTTTGTAAAGCCCCGCCCACTCTTTGTTGTAGCTCTCTCTGTACGTCGGTCAAAGAACTTCCCAATATCAATCCCCTGCTTAAAATCTCTTTTATCGGCTGAATGAACGCCTTACCTAATCCCTGGTTAGTTAACTGATCTAAAGTATTAGAAACCGCCCATTTCTGAAACTTAGTTAAGGGTAATTTACTAATAGGTATCTTCGCCACCGCCTCAACCATCCTCGCGCTCTGCTTTTCCAGCACCGGAAACACTTGTAGGTACTCGCTTACCGCCTTTAAGTAACCGCTTTTTTTAAGCGTCTTGAATATCTCGGCCTCGATCTTGTTAATTAACTCTTGAGAATACCTGGTAGCCTTTAAGCTCCCTGCTTGTGTGTCGAAATTGCCTATGTACTTTTGTAAGACTGAAATTATAGTCTTCTCAATATCTGGAATCTTCCTTAACAGCTTCCTTGCCGCCTTCTCTGATAAGGAATCGTTTTGCGCTATAAGATCAGAAATCGCCATTTTCGTTTTTATCTTTATTCTCGTTCTTTTCACTTAATTCAGACAAGATCGAATCAAACGCCGGCGCCTCTACGCTAAAGGCTTGCAATTCCTTTTTGAGTTTCTCACTTAAAACTTGCAAATCCGCTGCCATGAACGCCTCCGGCCCCATGTCTAGCAAGAGTTTGTTCGCCTCTGGGACTACGTGATTCACCCGCCGATATTCGCTCTTGTCCATCGTTCCATTAGCAAGAAACATATCCCTTTTTGAAGTTGGGTAAAGGTAGAGCGGCTCGGTAATTATAGCCAATTCCTCAATTCTCCTGGAAACTTCGTCGGTCGAAAACCTCCTTTTTATGTAGTCCAGGTAAATATTTAGAATTACACCATAAGAAAGATCGTTTGTAACGGCGTCCCTATACTCTGCCAACAGTTCCAGCTCGTCTTTAATCTTAAAAGAGATAGGCTTTATGATCTTAATCTCGTCTGCCTTTCCGGGAAACTTCATCTTGAGCATCCAATTCAACGTCTTTCTCATTATGCCATCAAACCAATACCCCTGAAAGTTGAATAACATTGAAAACTTGTCTTCCCGATCTTTGTCTTTAGCCGTGCCGCTTTGCGCCATTTCGATAAATCTCTGGTGTAATGCCTCTTGTGCCTTTACCAAGTCTTTGTCGCTGACTTCGCCCGAAAGAGATATTATAGCAGTATCCGGATATGCGAAGTCCAGCGCCTTCGTGTTCGTTTCGTGCCTCTCGTCTAAGATAATTCCTTTGTAAACGCTTGTTGGTACGACTTTCCCGGTTCCTTTACACGTCTTGCACTTCTCTACAAATTCGCCGCTATCGGTAAAGATTCGCCCATCTCTACACCCCTGCGCCGTGCATGGTAAGGCTCGCATAATCCTAATAGGATATGCGCTCGTAACCATAGCTCCCTTGTGAAGTTCTTTGTTTAATAGCGCGTGATTCGCATGAGATATAAATGGTGAAAAGTCCGAGTCGAACCACTTTTTTTCAGTGCCGTCAAAATCAACCTCTCCTGTGGGTATTCCTTTCAAAACAACGTAAGGCACTTCTCCTAAGCCATGCGTTGCGACCGAAATAAGCTCATATCTGTCTTTCGACACAGGAACGTAAATAAGATACTCTAAATCGGTGAGTATCTCATAGGCATCCAGACTACTCGCGCCTACTTTTACTTTCTTTTTTGACCTCCAAATGAAAATATCGTCGCTAACGTATCTGATCTGTGATGAATGAACCAATTCCATGTCCGGGCCTGCCTCAAGCAGTTTCACCACAAGGCACCCGTTAGGGTCTTCCAACTTTCTCCAAAGTACGGTCTTGAAATAGAACTGGTTCCCGGAAAGGGAGTCGAACTGCTTGTCATTCCACCAGCTTAAGAAATAATCAGGTGCAACAAGCGACCAATTACTTTCGGATAAGGCTCTATACAAGTCCGTATATCCTCTATAATAAATCCCCTGCGTAATGGCCTGATAATTCCGCTCCCGGTACTGAACGACGTCGGCCTCCTCGTTAGGAAACGCATTTAGGAATAGGTCTTTAGGAACCGCCCCCCGTGAGTGAACGACAACCCTCCTAAAAACCTTATCCCATTTGAGTTTCAGCTCCGGCTCCCTCAAACCGGCAATGCCCTTTTTTAAGAGTCCAGCTACCTCGTCAAAGGTCATATATCTAAAGCAGCAACTATCCCCGGAACGTGAACCGGCACGATGTGATCGAAGTCCTGGAAGGTAATCGTAGCCATCCAATGCGTCGTACCGTCCTGGTTGTTATCCTCCACAACCCGCCGGGCGTTGAATGAGAACCTTTTTACAAACCCGTAAATCCGCTCATCGCACGTAACGAACCCTACCTGATACTTACGATAATTCGAGTTTATGTTATTGTAAAAGTCGTCCTGCGTGAATCCGAGGGTCAAGTCTTCCGCATTGAAGTCGGTAATCTCCCAAGTGTGCGTCCTGGACATTATTTCATCCGGCACACACGAGTCGATCTTCTTCGCCCCCGCTTCCGCTTCTGGAATTGATCCTATAATATGCCCAAAAGGAGTGTGAAACAACTGACCGGCGTACTTCTTCGTCGCGTACTCCGTTGGGTCAGTTGGGTCAGTAAGGTCATCGGTGGCGCATAGCATGAAAATTAATCCCTGCCCTCCACCGGAAAGCACCACTCTATCGCAAATTGGGATAATAGCTGGCGGTGTAACTGCACATTGCAAGCAATCCATAACTGTATGTTTATTAATTAGTTAATGGCATCCCTAAAGGGATCATGCTCGTATTGCAGGTCGGCGCCTCACGTACAAAGATAATACTTTTTTATCAGTCACAATCCCCTGTTTCTCCGTTACCTGATCCACAGGGCTTCTTTAGTGTCGCTTGTATGTGCCACATTCTCCCAACTGTGTTATTTTTCGATATATCTGAAATCTCATTGAACCTGAAAAGAATCGCCGAACCCGCCTCAAGCAGGAATATCAGAACCTCGACACCCCCGAACAAAGCAGTAAGTTGACTCTTTTCGTACACCGGAACGGGGTAGATAGAAAGCAGATACTCATCCTTTGTTGTGACTTTAGTAACTACTTCATTATCATTGGTTTCTCTTTCGTAAGTAGTCCTTATGTGTTCCAAAACGCCCCGGTAACGTTTTTGGTTTACAAAAGCAAGATTTTGATTCCCAACGAACTGATCTTCACGGTCGGGATCGGCAATTCCGTAATACTGCCGTTCACAGTCGAACCGGGCGTAATCGGCCCTGATTCTAAAGGTTTCCTCACACGCGGGATCAATGACCTCAAAGGGTTCCGAGTAGAAAAAGGCAGTAGTTGTGGGAGTGTCTTTGTAGGTTATCTTAAAACGAAAGCAGTCGCCTATTTCGTACAGCTCCTCGCTCACAATTATTTTAATGTTCTGGTAAGTAAATCCCCCTGATCCACCTCGGACAAATCTATTACCACCAAGCCTTCCAACGGCCCAATTTGTCGCTATATCCCCGAAATCGCCTTCAATTATTTCGCAGTCCTTATCCACCAGGTCTAAGTCTATATACCAGTCCCCCGTTGTGCCGTCATTCCAGCCGTGTTCTAAAGTGTCGCCGTTGACTAAGTCCCGAACCCTAAACTGCATGTGAATTGTGTCGCCAATAATTACAGGTTGTTGATACTCTTTATCCCCTGCACACAAATTACAATTCCATCCTGTGTCACATTCGTCTTTCCAACCTGGAGGAGTCGGCTCTCCGCACATGATCTTTTGTGGAAGGTCAAGATAGATCGTATAGCTCTCCCTATCTGACTGTACGTCCGCGTTTGTGTAAGTAAAATTTGATTCGGTACTCATGGCGGGAAGGCTTTTTTAGCAACTAAAGATACCCGGTACTGCCCTCCCATATTTAATTCACTTGTAACGACTTCAAAAGTTACCGAATTAGTTGGAAATGAAGCCGGTACGTTGTCTAATTTAAGCGAAGTTGATTCGGTAATTCCGTCCGGCGGAGTAGGGCCTCCATAGGTACTCTCCTCCTCAATGTTCTCAAAAGAGTAGAACCTCGAATCTATCATAGCTAAGACTAAAAACGGATCTGGATCTGTTTTCGTAACGGTAATAAACAAGTTCCCGGTTTCCTCATCGCAAATCCTGGTAATAGGGTTCCCGGATGCGTCCTCTACTACGATTGAATCTAACGTATTAAACCCGGTATCATTTTCGTAATCCCTGACTTCGATATATTGCTCTAAAAAAACCCTGTCAAAATGATCGTCTGCTCTACCAGTTAAAGAGGCCGGCAAGAATAAAACCTGCTGCCATTCCAAGACTAAATCTAACCCTTCCCAGCTTTGTACCTTCCCGGCCCCGTCTGGTTCGTCATGTCTTAATCTGAATACAATATCGTACCTTCGTACACCCGCCCCCGGAGTGGATTGTACTATTTCGCCGTCGGCTAACTCGGTCTGGAATAATACCTCATTGTTCGCCGCGTTCCTGACCGTAAATACAAGGTTACTTAACTGATCGTCGTAACTCCCCGATCCGTACAGGGCCTGAATATCAGTATCATAACCAGCTGAATCTACTTCAAAGTAACTCCTTATCCTTTCCTGTACAGTAGCAAGGATATTCCCGCCTATGTTTGAAAATGCCCGGTCGGAGAGTTGCTGATCTAATAAGGTAGGAATAATTGGTTCTATCGGGGCATCTCCTGTTTGAATTAATCCAGAAATATAGGCAGTATATAAATCGTCTGTGGAATTGTTGATAATTACTGCAAAGTAATACTGCTCTCCTGCTGCAATTTGGGTGAAATCTACATGAAAGCTCATTGTTGTCTGTACCCCGACAAGGCTCTTAACGGTAGGTTGTTTTAATATCCCGTCCGTAATCGCGGCCCCGGCGTTGGTGACTAAATCTACGTCGTGGCCTTTCTTTACGAAGTCGTAAAACTTTGCCTGCTCGTTTGCCAAGTCAACCCGTAACGCCCATACCCTTACCTTATCGGCCACCAGAACGTCCGCGCCCGATACCTTAAATTCCACCTTAGTGTCTTCCGAAAGACTCAATAAAGTAGTCGGTCCTGCTGAAACAGAAAGGATAATCGAGTCAAGAGTATGATCCGGCGCGGCCCCGTAAGGCCCCTCCCCCCAGAACCTTCCTGTAACCGCCGTTGTATCTCCTAATCTTTTTTGAATATGACTCATCTTTCAACAATAGCTATTAACCAAAGCTCAAAAGTTGTTTCAATATCAAACGGAGCGCCACCCGAAGACACTAAAGAGATATTCACGTAAAGCTCATCTCCGATCGATATATCTGTAAAGTCCCGTGCAGTAGCACCGCCGTCGTTAGAAAAGTAGAAAGGTCTTGTCTTGACGCCGTCGCCAACTTTGTAATATCTGCCTTCCATGAAAACCTTTGGCTCCGTTCCTTCAGCTACCCCGGAAATACTACCTAAAGCGGGTTGAATTGTAAGCACATCCGCGCTCACAGGAAGGCCGTCCGCTGAATCAGAAGTTATAGCTATCGGCGTGAACTTCTGTGAAGACTCTATACAACACGCCCCGCCTAAAGTAATCTCTGGTGGAGTTACCACAACGTAATACCAGAGAGCCTTATTCATTGAGTAGAACGAAGCCACCTCGTTTGCGAAGTCATTAGGAGCGGATATGTGCGTCCTCCGAAATTTGTTGAATTGAACTTCGTTACCCCCATTGATGAAGTCGTCAATGTCGTGAACACAAATAATCTCTACTAAAATGGTTGCCTGTGTCGCGGACGTGTACTCGAATGTCGCCGAAAGAACCGAATGATCCACCATCGCCGAATTTGGCGCTATTAAAGTCATTGGGTAAGTAACTCCTGTTGACTTTCCCTGCGTGTTAATAAACCAGCCCATCGGATTTAGTTCTGGACTTATCTCCGGTAGGTCGGTCGGCCCCCATTGTGAAGGATTAAACCAAACGTCCTTATCTGTAAAGTTGTCCACCGACGTTAGCGTTACCTCAATTTCAAGTGTGTACGTTTCCAAAATAGTGAACGTATCTATCAAAGCGGGGATAGGATTGTAAACCTGGTTCCCGGTAGTAATCTGCTCGCTTGTAACGGTAACGGCCATTATATCTTCCCGTTTATGGTCATCTCCTTTCGGTCAAAGTTAATCTGAATTTCGTCAATACTTCCCGACTTCTGGTTCCCAAAGAACATCAGTTTAACAGTCTTCGCCGGGTCTGCTGCTGAAAGAATGTCGCAACTGTACTTTATCCTCAACTTAAAATCCCTTGTTCTTAAAAGTCCTAATCTCGGATTTTCAATCTCCCAAAAGTTATGATATAAATTACCTGCTATGGTCATGTTTAACTTACTCCCTGCGTATTGAGCAGGCCCTAATCCCCGATCTTCACATACGTAAGGGTAATTGTAACCATTATTCCCTCCTAATCCCTGACCCTTGTAATTTCTAACCTTCGCGTTATTAAGATTCACCCCGTCCCAAATGAGTAGTTTAGGCTGCATAGCCGTGCCATTATTAAGTAAAAGGTTCTTATCCGCTTCTTTCAGCGCACTTGTGAAAATAGGTATGATCTGAATAATCCCCGTACTTAAAACGTCCTTATCAATGTTGTCATCTCGGAATCTGGAATGACCGAACCCCGGACTGACAACCTTTTCGCCCTTTTGTCTTGACGTGTATGGATCGTTCCACTCCACTATTTCATCGTAGTACCCGTGAGCCTCGAAGCCAACCCAATCGACTGCATCCTGCGTGTAGGCGAACTCTAAAAAGGAAGGTGGCGTATCTCCTGAAAAGGAATAACATTGCTCAATTAAATCAGCCTCATCTAATTGAGAAGTGTCAACAAAAACATCAGGAAGGTCAAAGAAATCCCTTCGTTCAAAAATAAGAGTGGTTCCCTGTATTGTCCACTTCGCGTTGAAAACAGTTTTGAGGCTCTCCATTAATTGATCCCCCGTTACGTTCACCAAATTCAGATCAATTAATTTCACGTTCTGATCCCTGGTTCCCTTTTCAAATTGTGCATTGAAATACATCGTATCGTAGTAAGGACTTGATGAATCGTTAAGAATTGAACTCTTAAAGTCAAGTCCACAAATCGTACATACATTTTTAATGTAATTCCTAAGCAACGGAGATGGGTGCTTCCTGTTGCACCCTATTATATTGTCGTCTAAATCTTTTAAGAATAATTTATAGCTCTTGAATAATTGGTTATTGTTAAGTCCCGGCGGACAGTTCACAAAAGGTATTGCACAAATGACTGTAATAATTACACTAATTATCAATACAATGGGTTGTAAAATAAAAAGAATTAGATAAATGTACCCCCCATAAATGTAAGCCAAGTATTGTAACGCGGAAGGGCGAAATTCTAAACAATAACCAACCCTCGGATGGCTTTGGCTTTTGAAATTCGTCTTTGCCGTATTCAGTTTAACCCTGTCGCTCTCGTACAGTAGCGTTGATCTGAAACAATCTAAAGGCTCCACTTCCTCAATTATCGTTACATCAACTTCGCACTCTCCTTCACACCAATCAACTGTTTCTTGAGTTATTAATCCCTCAAATATCTCAAACCCGCAACAGTCGTCGAATAACCGCGCCCTGACGTTAAACTTAGGCGAAGTGAATGGGTTGTTTAGAATCTTATTTTTGATTAATTCATACGCCGATCCTGTGAGTTTTAGAGTTCCCGAATAACTCTTAACCGGACTGCCTGACTCGTCTAAATCTCTTAAAGTCAAAGTAACCCCGTTAAATCCAGATACTTCGGACTGCGGAATTTCTTTATTATCTAAAAATAAAATCACCTTGCAAGTCTGTTTATCTTGTCTGCCTTTCCGATCCTGTTCTCAATTACCCTCACAAGCTCATCGCCTTTCACCATCCACTTGTGAGTGTTGATAGATATTTGTCCTGGTAAATCTCTGATAGCGTTCTCCACAGACTCCAATCTTCTCTCTACACCAGCCGAACTTACCGGCTCGTAATCTCGCATAAATTCGTTATATCCGATATATCTATCTGATACCCTGTTTAATACATCTGGTCGGGCCCTTCCTGATCTGATCGCTTGTAATGTCGGCTTAAATCTTCTGGTTTCTAAAGCAGTCATTACACTTTCCCCTCGACTTACTTTCGCGTGGATCGAATCCGAAGTTCCGGTTCCTCCCCCTTTAATGTCGATCTCTCCCTCTTTGAATGTAGGTATAGCCGCGCCCGCTAAGGCCCGCGCCTTCGCTAATCCCGCGACAAGAGCTATCAAAGTGGCCGCTATTGTTATCGGAGCGGCTATGCCACTTTGTGCCGCTGCCTTCGATATCGCCACCGCGAAATTAGCTACCAACTCAACTACCGCTAACGCCTGCTGCTGCCTTACAAATTTCTGCCTTTGTTCGTTTAACTTGTCTAATTTCTCCTGCTCTGCTTGTAAAAGTTCTGCGTTACCCCTATCCGCAAGCTCCCGAACCCTGTCCACGTTCTCTTTTTGCCGTCCTATCCTCCCTTCGACTTCGCTCAATGCCAAGCCAACAAGAAAGTTGGCCAACTCTAACCCCGCGCTTTTGATCTGCTCAAATTCAGCAATCCTATCCTCTACGCGCTGTTTATTTAACGCTTTAATCTTATCTATCCTGTCTTGCTCTATTTTTTCTAAAGTCGCGGACAATAATCTCGCGTTATCAATTTCCTTACCTGCCAAAACACTCTGAACTAAAGCCTCCTCGTTGATTAAATCAATCTTATCCTTATGGCTGAATCGCCTTAATTCTAACTCTGTGTTAATAGATTGTAAACGAATCCTTAGTAGCTCTAGCTGCTTTCTCTTTTCCTCATCTATTTCTCTTTGCGCGTTGTCGTCAACTAATTTGTTTACTGCATTTAATCTATTGACCGTTTCCGATATGATTAAGTCGTTTATTTGCCCTATCTGATTCGTGAGGCTTTCGATTCTTTCCTGATCCCCGGCGCTTGCCGCTGCTGCCAACTGCTCCTGAACAGAAGCTCTTTGTTTTTCAAGTTCCTCAATTACCTTGTTTATCTCTGCTATTATCTCCGTTGTTTGCCTGGTTAATTCATCTTCAATTAAGGCAGTATTGGCTTGCAAAAGTCTGGATACCAATGCCTTCTCTTGGTTTAATATCGCCGTTGTCGTGTCCGTTATTATTTTCAGCCTTTCCGCTGCAAACTTTTTAGTTATCAATACCTTCGCCTGTTCTGCTGCTTCAAATCCTTTTGTTCCTTTTGCAAATAGCTTCTGCTGCTCGTTAATCGCCGATATTTCCTCTTTTAATCTTGCATCAAGCCCCGCTAACGATCTTAGCTCCTGATCCTTTATTAATTCGATATTCAAGTCCCTTATTACATTTGTCAATGACTGCACCGCCGCCCGTCTTTCTTCAATAGCCTTTAGCTCATCTTCTGCCTTCTCTTTTCCTTTTTCCGCATCTTCTGCTTTTTTCTTTGCTTCAAGGGCCTTTAGCTCATCTTGAATCGCTTTCCTACCTTCCTCGCGGGCTTTAGATCTTGCCCGTTCCGCTGAAACCGCATCTTTTGTAACCTCCTCATTTTTATCTTTATACAATCCCAATAGCTTAGCCGCTCCTTTTGCCGCATTACCCACAGCGTTAAATGCCGTTTTAAGCGCTCCAAATTTGTTAATTATTTCCCCTGTGGTCTTAATTGCGGGAACGAATATCTTGTCCACAACGAACTTGAAAATAACCGAAAATATCTTTAATGGAATCATTAAAAACTTCATCGCAAACCCTACGGCCTCCATTACCTTCGCAACTGTACTTGTTTTTTTCGCCCCCTCCTCTTGTACCTCATTAAACGACCCAAACGCCTCCACTAAGTCGCCTATTGGAGCGAATATATCTCCCAAAATTTCGCCGTAAAACTTAAATGCGTCAATTACCGGGTCCGCGTTTCTCAAAACCGCGGTCAAGCCCTGAACTAATCCCCTTAAACCTTCGCTTACCCCACCACCTTCAAGGATAAGCCCGGTATAAGCGTTCTGTAATCTTTTTAAGTCGCCGTCTAAATTGTCCGTTTGAATAGACGCTTGCTCGTAAGCCGCATTTGTTCCAGTAATCCCCTTTGTTAATTCATCTAACCTCGATCTGGATTTAATCAAAGTTTGTATTGCAAGCAGATTTTCTTCTCCAAAGGTTTTCGTTAAAAAAGTTATGTCGTTAACTTTTGGAGCAAGTAACTCAAGCTCCCCTCCCAATCCCACAAATTCGCGCCCGCCCTCTGCTGCCGCCTTTTGCATCTTTATTAAAACTCCCCGCATGTTTGTGCCTACAATGTTTGCCTGCGGAATTGACTCGCCTAACAATTCAACGGCTGCCACAGACTGCTCGACACTTAACCCCGCGCTTTCTGCGACACCGCCAAATTTCGCTAACGCCTCGCTTACAAACGGTATTTCCTTCGCGCCTAACTTTGACGCCGCCGCCATAACATTAATCACCCGTGCCGATTCCGAGGCCGGTAATCTGATTTGATTTAATGTTTCAGCTAAGACTTGTCCAGATTGAGCTAAGTCTAATCCGCTCGCTTCTGATAAGGTTACCGCCGCTTTCGTGACTTCTGCCAATGCGTCCCGGTTTGCTAATAATTCCGGCTTCGCCGATGCTATCAACTTAAAAGCAGTTAATGCCTGCTGTGCGCTTGTTGTCGTAGTTACGCCTATCGCCTTTGCCTGTTCTTTGAAAAATTCCAGGTCTTCGCCTGTGGCGCCTGTTATGGCTGAAAGTTCTGAAAGTCCCTTTTCAAAGTTTTTCAGAATAACTATCCCGCCCCTTATTTCTCTGAAAAGTAACCCCGCTGCTGCTGTTGCTGTTAAAAAAGGAACCGCTGACTTTAACACATTCCCTAACCCGGCCATTGTCTTTGAAGTCTGGCCCGTAACCTTGCCTAATTGCGCTTGTGTTATTTGTAACTGTCTTGACGCGTTAGCGTAAGCCCGGCTGCCAATAGTAGCTGAATTTACGGCCTTATTTAATAAGTCCTGTTTGGCCCGTAACCCGTTAACCGTGTTTGTTTCCTGCCTTAAAGCGCCGTTCAGTTTGGCCTCTGCCTCGGTAAGCCGTTGGTTCGCCGCCGTCCATTCTGCTGTACCCTTTTTAGCCTTCCCGACCTCGGCCTGATACTTAGATACGTCCGATATTAACGCCTCCACCGCGCCCTGAGCGGACTTCGTGTCGAAATCTAATACGTAAATCTGTTTGATTAATTCAGCCATGAGGATTAATTTAACTCAAAACACAGGTTAAAACCTCATGCGCTGATAGGCAGGTGCGCGGCCTCTCGAAATTCTCCTTACAAATATACTACTTCCTGCGGGCCGTTTTCCCGGATTTCGCTTTTTTCATAGCCTTAATCTCAAGCTCCTGACTTGTTCTCCAGGTCGTAATAGCTGTCAGATAATTATAGTAACTCCCTCTCAAAAGCCTTTTGGCCTTTTCGTTACTCCCCGCGACCACGTAAGCCTCCTGATTCGCTTCGTCGATCATTTGGGTAAGTTGTATGCTCCAATTTTCGGCCCTTTTGGGCTTTCCTTTTCCAAAGAGTTTTCCAAATCGTCCCATGACAAATCCCCGTAAAGCCTCAACGTGTCCACCACATATTTCAAAAAAAAACTTCTGGCCGCGTCGTCGGCAGTCCAGATTTTCAGTTTCCTCTCGACGTTGCTTCTCAAGTAAAGTTCAGGCTTTTCGCCTTCGATGAGAAAGTAAGTAGCCGCTAATTCTAATATGGTCTTGTCGTTCCTTAGCTTAGTTGCCCTCATCTCCAAATCAACACAAATCGCCCCCGCCTTAACGTAGTCCTTCGCGTTTAGGGCGTCGTGAATCTTCTTTAGTTCTGAAATTAAGTCCTCTGCCGTCAGGTTCCAGCCGAATTGCGCTTCTGCTAAAGAACCTGCAATAGCTCTTTCCGCTGTCATTTGCGCGGGATTTACGAATTGGTAGTAGTAGTTCCCACTCTTGTCTTTGTAAATTCTCTCTAACATTACAGTTGTGGGCGCCTGCGTTTGTGGGTCTGTGTAGGTGTACTCGAATATCAGGTTACCGCGCTCGGACTTCCCGGCAACCCGATACCCTCCTTTATTTTTCCAGATTAATCTCATTTCTCCTATTAAAAGTAAATACCCTATCGGTAAATTTGAGCCTTTTGTAAAACCCTATTTAGTTTTGGCCCACTTTGTACAGTCCTTTTATCTTCGCCAAATCCCAACCTTTGAAGTAGTTCGCGGCAAACGATCTCAAACAGTCCAGCAAGTGAGTCATCCTGCCATCTTTGCCTTTGTCGATAGTCCCGTCCTCCTTAGCTTGTACGTAGTACAGATCGTCAACAAGAAACGGGCATAACTCTTTGTCGATCAGGAAGTCCGAATGGTGCTGTAAAATAGAATTTAACTGCTCTCTTGAGTTGATATGAGGGGGATTCGGAGAAAGCTTCCAACGGTGTTTAGGAATCCCCAAAAGAGAACTGATCGTTTCGTATGCGTTCATAAACTTCTGTTGTAAGACGTTGTCCATGAACTTTCCTGAATAATCTCCTGTCAGTTCGTAGTCAAAGTTAGGGAAACATTGCTTAATCCGGGCACAAATGTTGTACAGGTTTGAATCTTCAAGTCTAAACTCTCTTAAAATTCGGGCATGATCCCCCCACTTTTGACAAGCTAAAGCAGTAAGAGGGTTTTTGTTGAAGTCGAAAGAGAGCGTGAGAGGCACGTCCGGCGCGGGGTGACAGGTGGTTAGAATCTTGCTTACTACATCTGGATAGTCCATGACAAATACCCACCTGTTTGAGGCGTAAGTAACGTCTTTCGCTAAGACTTCCCGGTCGAACGCCTGCTTATTGTAAGTCTTTTCTAACATGGGAATGAACTCCGCCGGAAGGTTTTCGGCGTTGTCGTAAGTGGTCGCGAACGTTACTGGTATTGCTTTTTCGGAGTAGATCATATCCCTGATCGGTGGATTGTAGGCCGGCGGGGTAAGTGTATAAATTTGCTTCGTGTCAACCCCTTCCCTTACGCGGCCTGAAACTATTTCCAGTTCTAACTTTTGGGCGTCCTGAATCTCATCGCCCCATGCCCAATTCACCGTAATGCCTCTAATCTGGCTCTCCAAGCTATATGTCATAACCTGTGCGCCGTTCATAAAACTCCAAATGCCGTCGTGGTGCGGGAACGGGGACTTGTACTTAAAAAAAGGCTGTGGGTCTTTCCCGATAACGAAATGCTCGTCTTTGATCCAGCCTGTTTCTCTTAAATCTTCCATGAAGACTCTTAAAGTAGCTGTGTTTAACTGCTTTGTTGTATTTGAAAAGATCAGGCCCTTGTACTCAGGTCGGTGTGTAATCCAACCTATCGAAGCCAAACTGCCCGCTGTGGTCTTGCCTGCTGCTATCCCCGCACAAAACGCACTAACCGGGTTTTCGCTTGCCATCTTTAGGAACTCGATCTGCTTTCTGTGCGGAACCATTCGCTTTGAAATTGATCTCCTTTCCGTTAACTACAATGTTAAAGTTCGGCGCCGTGTATAGTGGCTTCCCGTCAAGCCCGGACACCTCTGCTCTGGCAAGTTTGGGTTTGAAAAACTCCAGAAGTTTGCCGAAATGTGTGAGAAATTCTTGGCCCTCCATTCCCTCTAAAATGGCATTGGCCTTGTCTGTGTGCCGACCGATAATAGCTTTCTGCATTTGCTCCCATGCTTTCCGCTTCGCGCCCGCCTTTTTTGATCCACCATTCGGGTTTCCAGATTGACCCGGTTTCCATAATTTCTGTGCCATGCTAATTATCTGCCTTGCAATTATCCCTATTCCTTTGATAATAAACCACTTTTAATGCTCTCCTCTTGAAACTTGATCCACTTCTTTAGCTCTTTTAACGCCGATAACTTCTGTTTGGGTTCCAGCGTCTTAAAAGTAGGTCTGATTTGAATTACGTCAAGGTAGTCCATTTTTTATTTGATTTGTTTGAATGGTTTGACTTAACTTGTCTTTTAACTTGTTGAGCCTCAATAAATAAGGCAGATTTGCCAACCTGTCGTTATAGTCCCGGACAAAATCTAAATGGCTCTCCACAAACTTAGGAACGTCTGTTATTAACTCGTTTTCCAATTTCACCGGCCCTGTCAGGTCGCAGCTCTTGAAAAAGAACTCAAGTTCGGAAACTCTCCGATCCCATCTCGCTCTGTAACCTTCGTCTTTCATAGCGATATTGGCACACAGTCGGCCCACAAGGCCCCGGCGTGGAGTTTGATCTTCTCTGCGTCAAAGATAATACTTCCTAACAAATCTATTTTCTCTGATAAATTACTCATTCTCTTTATTCGATGGTTTGGCCGGTTCTTTCCGTAAAAGCCGGCATGATAACACAACGGCTCCTTAGGGAAAAGGTTCATCATTCCCGTTGACCAGCCGATTCGCCTGATTAACCCGTCCTGTTCACAGAAGTTGTCATTTAACGGAGTGTCGAACTTGCTCATATACCCTTTTGGATCATTGTAATACGATCTGTTTACGTGAGGCAAAATTAGGTTTGTTAGAACATCTGCTGTAAACGAAACTCCTATACTTTGATAATGACTCGCCGTAATAAGGAAGGCGTTCCCGGAAAAGTCGCTCCGCATATCCTCGTTTGGGTTATGATCCACCGAGGCTATCCGGCAAAACGTTAACATTTCACAGTAAGCGGCGTGCCACTTAAAATACTGTTTGTGGATCATTACGTCCTCCTCAATTAACGTTACCCTTTGCGAGTGCATCTCGCCTAACTTGGCCCCGATCCTGTACGCCTCTAAGATATTCCGTGACTGCTTCGCCAACGGACTTGCCTGGATTCTGGTATCTGGTCTTAAAATTTCACCGTGAAAGTCTTCCAGAAAACTATTCGCCATCTTTAGCCCGTCCGCGAAAGCTCCAATATCAGCGGCGAAAATGTAGTAATTCTCCTTTGCCTCGTCTGCTTTTTTGATCTGCCATAAGCACCAATAAAGCATTTCCGGTCTGCGGTAAATTGGGATAATTACAATCATTTGTAAAGTGTTGGAATATCTTTATTACAAGAAAAATGCCACGTGTCTGCTACGTTGTATCTTTGTTTTAATCTATATCCGATTCTTTCAAGAGTCATTTTTAACTGCCTCCAAGTTGGTAGGTGCATACACTCGACAAAAATCTCTGGCTTATCTCTTTTGAAAACCTTCATTCCTCCCTTAATTACCTCAAGCTCGTGGCCCTCGACGTCGATCTTAACCAAAGATAATGAAATTTCTTCAAAATAATGGTCTATTGTTGTAACTAATATTACCCCCTGATTTGTTGAAATTGTAGTCCCTCCTGTTGAAACCTGATCCCCAAGTGGGGGTATGTTAACCAAGCACTTCCCCCGTTCTGATCCCATTGCCATTGGCTCTAAGGTTGTGTTCGTTACGCCGTTTAAGTCCATATTTTTTTTGTACCATTGCCGGTTTTCCTCTGTTGGATCAAAAGCAAAAATCCTTTCAGCAGGGCAATACTTACCAAAAAATACCGAGTGATGACCGTTATGGCAACCTATATCGGCGTAATTGCCTGAAATATTTAATCGTTCAATGGCATCCAGCATCCAATGTTCATAGAAAGCTCCGTATCTTATTTCCTCGCTTGCAAGGTGGTGATCGTTACAATAAAGGCTAACCCCCTTATTTAACCGGACAAAGTGTATTAAAGCGTATGGCCGCATGGTTCTATATTAACTCTTTTTTTAGCCTGGTTTCAAAATCGGTCTTATCTCTTAAAAAAGCCGCCCGCGCCGCCGGGCCCGTGTCTAATTTCTTCGCGGCCAATACCGCCTTACTTATATCCTCTGATCTAACTTCAAACTTGTTAGATAATCCCATAGACTCGCCGATGTGCCCCCTTACTCTTAATCCTGTTGCGTCTGTTATTAGTTCGCTCATGGGCGCGTAATCAGACGTAATTATAACAGCCCCGACACTTCGGGCTTCGTTTATGTAATGCCCGAATCCCTCTGCTTCCGAAGGGCAAATATGAAACTTGTGGGAGTTCTGTAAAGCTCTTAATTCCTCATCTGCTAAATACTCGTAAATATACGTAATGTTTTTTGATTCCACAAGCGACCTGTAATCCGCTCTCCCATGACTGACAATCGTCAAAGGCTCTGAATAATTGAACGCATCAATAACCGCCTCTGTGTTTTTTTGTCTTGACTTCCCGATCAAATGGAGCCACTTCTCATCCTTATCCTGTTCGGCTATATGTCTATCCTGCGAAGTGAATCCCGTGTAGATAGTATTAAATCTTAGCCCGGAAAAGATATTAAACGCGTGCAATGACTTCGCTAATATAGTAAATCTTTTGTTGTACTTTAACCAATAAGAATAAGTCCATTCCGGGTTCGGGAACCAATAATTTTTCTTGAATAAATGCCACCAACTGATTTTAGGAATTTCAAAGTGTATTCCAATATCGCACCTTTTAGGAAGGTTGTGGTAAACAACAAAATCTTTATTTAACGCGGCGTGAACTACGTCGGCGTCAGTCTTTAGTCCCACTCCGTTATTTGGGTAAAGTAAATTGACGCTTGGATAAATCAAATTAACTGTTTTTGTTGGCATTATCAAATCTTTGAATTGTTCTGATTAAATACTCAAGACTATCGGATCGTAAACTGTAAAAAACTTCCCGCCCGTGCTTTTGCCCGTGCACCCATCTTAACGCCCGAAGCCTTTTGAGGATATGGCTCATTACCGTTTTATTTATCCCTAATATTCCGGCCAACTCCCCCGGCGTCACGGGTTGGCGCATCGAAATAAGGTGCATCGTGTCCGCGACGTGCCTCTTTTGTCCTTCTGATAGCTCTTTCAGCACCCCCGGCGTGCGGGCGAATAGGGCGTGGTAGTTATCGGATAGTGTGTCGGAGTGGTTCATTGTTAACTCCAAGTCCGGTGTTTTTCTGCAATATGCTCATAGCCGTCATACTCTGAAATTTCATAATCCGTGCCGTCGGGTATGTCGACGATCTTTAGCTTGGCAAAAGCGCCGTTTGCATCTTCGCCGAGTTCTTCAACAACCTGTATTAAAAGATTGTCGGCCCTGTTATCTGGTTTATCTGATAAATAAATTTCCTTATACCGCTTATTATAGGCGGCCTTTTCTGCTTTGCTCATTTCGTGCCAATTTTCCGAGTTTAGCATCTCGTTTAGTTTGTCGGGATTGCCGACGGTAAAGGCAAACCAAAGACATAAGCGCTCATTTATATCCGTTTCCTCAATCTTCACGTAAGCCGTATTTAACCCTCCCTTACTGTAAAAGTAACATTCTTTTCCTTGAAGTTCTGCCAATCTTTTTACGGCTTTTCGCGACAATGAAAATCCGCCGTAACAAGTGTTTATTACTACTTTCATTTTTGTTGGTTTTTATTTGATTTCCTGCGATATGGTTCATGTGTACTCAATGACAACGGCTGCCTGCGTAACGAAGCTAACGGTAATTATTTCCTCCCGAACCGTGTAAACGAACATGTAGTCCTCGAACTCCCCTTGCTGAATGAATACGTCCAAGCCCTGATCCTGCTCTTGCAGAATCTCAATCATTTGTTTAACTGTCATGGTTTTCGTTTTGATCTTGTTTTAATTGAAATATAGGATCATTCATCTTTGCTTGTTCCCAAAGCTCCATCAGTTCGCCTGCCATTTCCTCGCCCCCTTTAGTTGCCGTATGTATTTCATTCATCGCATATTTTGTCGCTTCGGCTTTTACTATCAAGTTGGCCGTTGGGTCTTCTAACGCCCGCTTTGCGGCATCAAATGCGGCTAAGGCTCTTTGTATTGTTATTATATCAATCATGGTTTTGTTTTAATTCTGATTCGCAAATATCGTCAATTCCCTCCAAATGCCCGTCTATTACGATCCACGTTGCTTCCCATGTTCGCCCGTCCTCCGACACGCCCTCGGCAAAATAATGCACCTCGTGGTCGTGGGATTCGACGTACGGGCCTTTTGTCCAATTAATTTCAGGGTGCGTGTTTGTTTTGGGGGTTGTCATTTTGTTGGGTTTAGTGTTTTGCTAATTCCTTCCTGATCCGCTTAGCCGCACCTTCGGGGGTGTTGTCAATTCTGGCCCAATGCGACCCAAATATCATGTCCCATAGGTCGCCTTCCCTAGCTGCAAAGGCCCGGTTAGCGTATTCAGGCCACGTTTCTGTTTCATATTTTTCCACTCCCGCATAAGGCCCGTGCCCGATTGCACAACCAACACTCCCGCAATCCGTCCACGCCTCGCTATTCGCTTTTTCGTTGGCTGCTTGGACGAAAAACTCCATATCAAATTCCGCTTTGTGGTTTCCGCTCTCTAAATAGATAGCCAGCTTTTCTAAATTTTCTTTTTGAAAAGTGTTCATGATTTTCGTTTTTAATGTTTTGCTAATTCTGCTCTGATACGCTTCGCGGCGCCTTCGGGGGTGTTGTCAATTGCTTCCCATTGTGAGCCGAATAACTGCTTAAATTCGTTTGTTCCCCACTCCATGCCAAAGGCGTTATAGCTATACTGTATCCAACTCTCTTGCAATGGTTTTGGTATCCCTGCATACGGCCCGTGTCCAAGCGCGCATCCAACTGTGCCACAATCATTGATACCGTCGCACTTTGAGGTGTCATATATAATTGCCATATCAAATTTGGCTTTCAGGTTTCCGCTCTCTAAATAGTCTGCTAACTTTAGCAGGTTCTCTTTTTGTTCCTGTGTCATGTCTTGCGTTTTTTCCTGCGTTTACGTTTGGTTCGGTTCGTCTGTGTATGTTTAGAGATCGCGCTCCACGCCTTCGCCCGGAATGAGCGCCTGAAGGTTACGCGTTGGTCGGCATTGTACATTTAATTTCTGATTAAATGAATTATCGTTTCCACAGCCCGGCGAAAGTCTAAATCTCCATTATACATCATGGCCAAACCAATCGGGATCAAAACATACACTACCGAGCAGGTTATGGTGCTACTTAATACCAATATTATGCCGTGTATTATTTCAGATCGAGCCATTATCTTTTCCATGATATATTTGTCCTTCACCCAATCGCTTGTAAATTGTACTATCGCGAACAATGGGAACCCTAACATTAAATGCATCCCCGCGAACAACAAATATACCCATGCTCCAATTATTGCCATGACCCTTAGTGTCTGAGTTAAATCAATTATTAGAATTACGGCCAAGCCCGCTATAAACCCAACCACCAAACCCCTGACTATTATTTTATCTGTTTTTGTCATTATGCGTAGTTCATGGTTTAGCGCGTTAAGTGAGTTAGACCGATGCCTATTCAAAAAACTTCCTAACGATCTGGAATAATATCACCGCGCCGGCGAACCAAAGCGCCGCCTTCGCGAACCCGTCAGATAAGCGGTCGAATAAAGGGCGCCGGTTGTTTGCTATTTTCATGGGATTGGATTAAAATGATTTATAATTACTTCCTCCCTCTATTTATCCTCTCAACTATCCACGTAAACGCCACGTCGCGAAGATACGCCGCGACCAAAACGATTGCTATGAATAATATGATTTTAAGAATTAGCATAATCCGTTCGTCTTGAAAACCCCTCGCCCTGATCGACCGCTTTAATTTCAATTCTTAAATCTAACGCCTCAATCCATTTTATTAAAGTGTCTAATGACGGGCGTGCCGCGCGCTCCGGGTGCGCCGATCCATTTTCTACCATATTAATCATATTCCGCGTAACCCCTACCCTTTTAGCAACTTCGTGCTGTGTCAACTTTAACGACTTCCTTCGGTCAGTTAAAATCGAAGCTAATGTTTCAAGTTTCATATCCCTTTAGTTTTTTCTGGTACAATTTAATTAAAATTCCAATCATTCCCCTATCGAATTTGTTGAAAGATTTCATTTCCAAATCCTGCAAAATATTAATCCCGAACTTCTCCACGAGGTTCCCGGCAAATGCCGGTTTGTTCCCTTCGCTGAAAATATTACAAGCTACACATTGAACCTGACAGTTGATCTCATCCCACCGGGTTGCTAATTTAACCCGCGACTGATAGTGCCCGCATTGCATCTCTTTCCATTTTGCTATCTTTCCGCACGTGAAACACTTTACATACCCCTCACTATCCGCGTGCCGACGGCGGATGAATATACTGAACAAATCGTCCAGCTTCTTTTTGTCTTTTGCGTAGCTCATTTTTTCCCAACAAACACGCCTATCGAAAATGGATTAAAAGCAACGTCTATTTTCACAACCCCGTGCCCCTCCATGAGCGCGTGTAATTTTTCAAGAAAATCAATCTTGTCGGATTCCTGAAGCCCGACAACTTCGCTGTTTAGATTAACGTGTATTGTGCCTGCTAATCCTGCCTGGTTGATCTCCATTTCAAATGAATTTAATTATTTCGCCTTCCAATCCCTCTTTGTCATATCCAAAGTCCTTTATTAATTCATCCAGAACTCTGGAATACAATGTACCAAATTCCGCATCGTCCAGCGCTTCGTACCCGATAGATAGCGGAATATAAGCCATGCCCTTTTTTGTTTTTACGGGATCGTAATACCCCGCTCTCATTTGATATATCTTCCTGAAACTATCAATGTCGTTGAATTGATCCTGATTTTCAAAACAGACTTTAATCATAGCGAAATACTTCCGGTGCAATTTGGGATTCCGGGGCCGTTTTGTTACAAAAAGTATCTGCTCCATTTCGGGCAACTTGTTTACTTGCTCCTGATCCGCATCGCCGTAAGGCTGCAAACTCCGATCCGATTTTATTAGCCAGATTTTCAAAATGGTAGATCGTCATCGGGTTCCGGTGCGTCAACTTTTGCGTTACGTGGTGGCTCAACGGGCACCTTTGAAATTTGCTCCGGTCCTGAATTATTTGCCTTCGCCGCGTTAAGCATCATTCCGAAAATAAGTGTAAACTTTCCTCCGAGCGAGTCTATCGGTATCTTCCCGGCGCAACACAGTTGCGTAGCGTAACCCATCGCCATACCCGCGAACTTCTGTTCAACGGGTTCGGCAACCCACCCCTTTTTAGCCTCGAAATCTGCCGGTTTGATCTTAAAATACTTCGTTCCTTTTTTCCCGGTCAGTTCCTCTTTAGTATAATTCGCCTCCTTTCCTTCGACAAATTTTGTCTGATCTCTAAATTTTGAGTTGTAGAACCCCTCATCTCCGTTGTCGAAGGTTACGAAAAAACTATATAATTTCCCGTATTGCCCTTCAAATTCGGACTTAAAAACTGCCTTTGTTACTTTGCTTGTCATGGTTTGTTTGGTTTTATCTTAGTTTTTTTGTACATCTTCCTTTTTTCGCTTCTCGTCTAATTCTTTTTGTAGCATATTCCTAAGTTCACGCATCGCCATGCCAATCGCATCTTTTTCAAATTCCTTAATTATCTCCTGCAGCTCCTTCTCCATCGCCTCATCATATTCATCCTGTGTTCCTGAAAATGGTCTTATGGCCCTGCTCATAGCTTTTAATAATAAAAGCCCCTCCATCGTTGGATATATATCCTTTACGTTTTTAATTGTTTTCATTGTTTTACGTTTTAGTTAATTTATAAGATGCAAAATACTTCCTTCCTCTCCTTACATTGTGTGTTTCTATTACATACCCCTTTTCCCGAAGCATGAATATCCGTGCGCTTAATCTGAAACATCCCCATTGGTGCAGCGCGTACATCGGGGTAAGTGTCCTGCCTGATTTTAAGAATTTCAAAATCTTTTGCTCTTGGCTTAATAAAGATACCATTATTTAAGTTTTAATACCCCCGGATAAGTTAAATTCTTTGGTTGCGCGTTTGGATTTTCGGCCTTCCAGATTTCAAAAACGTGGTCAAACAGTTCCAGCTTTCTTTCCCGATCCTCGACTTCGATAAGTTGCCAACCGGCGCCCTGAATTGCTCCGCCCCTTCCCGGCCCGCGCGTCTTAGCGTTTAGATGCAAGATTCCAACATGAGGTATATTCATTCCCGTTTCGTTTCCATACATATTCGCGTATTTCGCTGCCTGAATATGATGACTCGGATAAATCCCATTCCCGGTTTTCCAATCGATCAGCCAAACCTCCCCTCCTATTCTGCAGATCAAATCTATTGTTCCACCGACCCCGCCGGAAACAATCGATATTTCAACTGCGTCAATTTCTGCTACAAATTCTTTGAGAAATTCCACGCCCTTGTTAATCATTTTCCACTCGTCAAGTGAAAATTCAAATACCCCGTCAACCTCCCATCTTACCGCCCCGCCGGTCGCTATTTTTTCCAGCGCGGCGTGAACACGCGAACCCCTCTCTGCTGCACGTCTTAAAACCTCCTCTGAATTGTGTCCTAAATCTTTTAGCCATTGTTGGAAGCCGAATCCTTTCGGGTACACGTCCAAAACAGTCGTTACCGACGGGCTATAAATTCCGTCCTTGAAATAATACCTTTCGTCGAGGCAGGTTATGACTTCTAAGTCCGTATCGTATAGTGTTTTCATGTTATTTTTTGTTTGTTAATTCAATGTATTTTTTCGACATCTCGAACGAGATTTTAAGTTGTCGAAATTGTTCGGGCGTAAAAGACTCGAAAGTGCCCGCATCCGATATTTTCTGCCATTCCTCCAATGTTTTTTTTTCGCAACCAAAACTAATCATGTCGCCGCAAATTAACGGAATATAGCCTGCTCGCAAAGGTGTTGTCCACCCGCCGCGCCAATCCCCGCCGTGCCAAATCACCCTACCGTCGCTTATTTCAACATTTTCATTTTCAACAGTTGCTTCCCGAAGCCAGTACGGGCACGCTTTTAATTCAGATCGTTTCATTGTGTTTGGGTTTTTAATTATTTACAGGAGCTTCTTTTAGTAGTTCGATCAGCTTGTCTGCCTGTTTTTTCCATGCGGCTTCGGCGGCGTCCTCGGCGGCCCCGGCGGCGTCCGCGGCGTCCTCGGCGGCCCAGGCGGCCCAGGCGGCCCGTGCGGCGGCCTCTGCGGCCTCTGCGGCGGCGGCGGCGGCCCTGGCGGCCCTGGCGGCTTCGGCGGCGTCCTCGGCGGCCCCGGCGGCGTCCGCGGCGTCCTCGGCGGCCCAGGCGGCCCGTGCGGCGGCCTCTGCGGCCTCTGCGGCGGCGGCGGCGGCCCTGGCGGCCCTGGCGGCTTCGGCGGCGGCCCCGGCGGCGTCCGCGGCGTCCGCGGCGTCCTCGGCGGCCCAGGCGGCCCGTGCGGCGGCCTCTGCGGCCTCTGCGGCGGCGGCGGCGGCCCTGGCGGCCCTGGCGGCGTCCGCGGCGTCCTCGGCGGCCCATTCCTGATCTGTTACTTCCTCCCCGTTTAATATTCGTTCGTACAAATCGATTACCGTTTCGATAGCCTTTTTACCGACTTCATCCGAATATTCCGATACCGATTCCAGCAGCCATATTGCATATTGCGGCCAAATCTTTTCCAAATCTGCCCCGACCGGGATCGCGTTTAAGAAACGTTCCGGCCACGACTTCGCCAGATCGACCGGTAACCCTTCGAAAATCGAATCTTCCAGGTACGCCAATCGAACTGGAATGCCCAGCTCTGTTTCGTATGCATCGTGTTTGGAAGAGTGAAGCGTGCAGCCAACTGCGCACTCTTTTCCGTCCTCCCAGTATCCAAATCCCTGTAAAATTTCGTCCGCTTCCCGGTGCGCCCGGACGCGGGCGAGGTACTTTTCTTTAATCGAAGAATCATTATGATACGCTTTCATTGTGTTTGTTTTAAGTGTTCAAAAGGGAATTAGTACAGATACACGTCTGCCCGTAGAACTTCTCTTTTTAGAGCAATGCTTAACTTTTCAATAGCTTCTTGATAAGAGTGCGCATAGACGACAGTTGCTCCGTCATGCGTCATCGTTGCGAATTTTCTGATTCTTGTTTTCATTGTGTTGTGGTTTAAGAGTTTCTAAAATTTGACCGGAACAAAGATACAATGCCGTTTACCTTATTCCAAACTTTTTCAGCTTTATTTTTACTCTTTAACTTTCCTTAACGCAGTATCTCCACTTTCTTAACATAGTTTAACGCCACTACGAGCGTTTTAAGATACCGCCATTGAACGCCAAATTTCAGACTAAGGATTCCCTTACCCAAAACAGATCGTTCAACCTTGCCCCGGTTCCGTGCGAACTGGAGGCATTCCCCGATCCGGCTGCTCATGCGTCCCGGTTCCACCGTTTTCGGCCTTCTTGATATTTTTCCGCAACCGGGCTAAATTCTGCTCTAATGACCCTCCTAAACGCGCCAACGGGGCCTGCCTGTCCGGCTCCCTGTACCCGTCGCCGACGGCCAAAACTGCCTTCCGATCCAGATGCGCGGCGTGCCGGGCCTGCTCTTTCAGCGTGTCGTATGCCGTCGCCATTTCTCTTAAACGTAACGGACTCAGGAAGTTACCGTAAATTTTGAACCCATCCCGCGTTCCGATAAGGCGGAAAAAAAACAGCACGTCGCCCAAGCTCCAGCCCGGAAAGTCGATCTGCAAATCTTCCGAGAAGTTCAATGCCAGCCTGCTTTTCGCCTGTTCCGGGAAGTTGTCTAACACGAACAGTTGAGCGACCTTGCTCACAAGCCCGGCGGCGCCGGTGCTCCCGGCTAAGTTAGGAAGTTGCGCAGATAGCAGAACTTCAAAATTCAGTTCGCCGGCTACGCTTCTCAGCTCGTTTCGACTCCCAGAACGCGCTGCTTTCAGCAACCTGTCGCTCAAATTCAGCCTCATCGTAGTAGCCTGCTTCATTTTTTATCGAATTGATGATTTGGGAAAATTTAGAGTTGATCGTCGCAAGGTCGAAGGCGTTCTTTCTGTACCAGGCGGGCATCTTAGCCAGCAGCGCTTTCCAGGTCACGACGGTTTTGTCGTCGCTTCCGTTCAGCACCCTGATCTTGTCGCGTATCAGGTTCAGCGCCTTCGCGTCCTTCGCGCTCCAAACATACAATTCCCCGCAACTTTCGTCGTAAGCCGACATCCATTCCGCCTTCATCGCAGCGTGAAACGGGTTGGCGGGGGGGGTGCGCGGAACGGGGGGGTTCTTGGTTCGATCTTGTTTTTTAGTCTTCGCTCCCTTTCCCCATTCCCCACCAGGCTCGGCATCTTCGCCCTTGACATTCTCAAAATCGGGGGATAAACCCGGATTTCGCGAATTTTGCGAAAACGGGAATATATTATCTTTCTTATTCAGTTTTCTTTCTTTCTTCGTCTTCGTCTTAGTATTAGTATCTTTAACAGTATTAGTATCTTCTTCTAGTATTCTAATAGGGCGACTTTGACCGACATCGGGTTTTGTTGAAGTCGGTGAATTGCGATCTCGGTTTATTCCGATTTCGGGCTTTGCAAACGTAGCTTCGTCATAAACGATGTGATTCCAACCTACAAATCGGCCCCCAGAATCCACAGCCTTCACCGAAATTATGAACCCCTTTTCCACCAAACCGGCGAAAATTCGGTTTATAGTTCCCCTTTTTTCGCCCACGTCCTCTGGTAGCTTTGTTTTGTACACCGCCCAGTTGTCCGGGAGCGACAAGAGATACGCCAGCAGGCCCTTTTCCGCGCACGTAAGCACTTTCGACCTAACCAATTCGTTCGGCAAAACCGTGAAACGACGCGTTGTTTTAGATTTTACTATTTGTCCTGTGTTCATGGGTAACATTTTTTAGTAGTTTTAATGATCCGTAATTCAGACCCGTCGGGCTTCTTTAGATAGCTACGCTGAATGTAGCGTTCGGCCTCCAGCGCGGCCAAGTTGCGATAAATTGACCGCTCGCTTTTGTTCATATCCTCGGCCATCCAAGCATTTGCGGGCCAACAGCGCCTTTTCTTTCCTGCCAGAAATACTATCCGGCCAAGTAAGACTTTCTGAAACGAGTTTAGCCGGGCATCTTTAATTGCCCGCCAGGGGATTAACCCCACGACTCTTTTGTGGTGTGTCATATTACGTTTTTGTGTTATTTAAGTTTTTAATATACCTTGCTCTTTAAGCCAGCAGGCCAATTTCCGCTAATGTAAGTTTCATAGTTTCATATTTTTGTTAATATTTAACTCCCTTTCCATCAAATCTTTGCGTTCAATTTCGAGCGATTCAAGCGCGGAGATAATGGCCCGCCTGGTATTAACTCTCACATTTTTTCCCTGGAAATAACTCCGCACCGCGACCATCGAAACCCCCGCCTTTTCGCAAAGAATCCCCAATGCCCCGTTCCCGAAATGTTTTACAAACTCTTGCTGTGTCATAACTTTAGTTTTAAGAATTTTTCTTTCCCGTTTGCAAAGATATAGATAATGTTTTACATTTGCAACGGCTAAACAAACGCCACATATTATGAATAATTACGATTTGTTTCTTAAAAGTAAACATAAAACGCACGAACACAGCGGGTTTGAGATTAAAAACCTTAACTCAAGTCCGTATCCAAAGGACGAGTCGCCGCGAAAGATATATAGCGGGGCCACTTTGTCCCCGACACAGACAAAGCAATGCGAATATTGCGGGGGTAACTTTTTGATCTACAAAACGGCCCAACTGAAAATTAGATTCTGCGGGAAATCTTGCTCGGCGAAATGGCGCATGAGGCAGCCGGAGCATTTGGCGAAAGTTCACAATAAGGAAGTTGCGGCGAAGCGAGGAAAAAGCATTGCGGAATGGTTAAAAACAGATGCGGGCAAAATACAAGTAGATCGCATAAGAAACTTAAAGCCGATGCTGAATCCAGAAACCAGAGCCAAAGTTTCGGCCACATTGAAAGAGATGGGTCACCAACCTTCGGTGCGTGGAGGGAATGGTCGAGGGATGACTCGGCCCCAGAAATTAATGAAGGGAGTGTTGGCTGGAAATTGGATACCAGAATATGCCATATCGTTGGGAAAGTTAAAAGCGGGATACCCCACGAACTACAAGGTAGATTTAGCGAACTTAGATGCTCTAATATGTATAGAAGTTGATGGCAGTTCTCATCACAGTCGAAAAGACTTGGACAAAAAGAAGGACGCAAAATTGACTTCTTTGGGGTGGAAAGTTTTGAGGTTTTGGAACAAGGACATACTGAATTGGATTGATGCCGGTATGGGGCCGGAACACTCTATTTCTTCAACTTTGAAATTAAACGGCATACAAATTATACGATAAACGCGGCATCGTCAGGGCGAAAAACCAAATGGGGTTTAATTTTTGAAACTATATTATAAAAATGAGATTCAGCTTTCCTATAATAATGCACAAACTTGGGGTTAGTAGAAACAGCCCTGTAATGAAATATTATTTATGGCAATGGCGAAGGCCAATGACCCTCATGCGGTGGGGTATTGGGATAACTGTCTGGAAATATTGCGCACTTTTGGTGCCGATAACGATAATTTGGTTAGGTAGATCGTGCAACATTGGGTACGACATATTTCACAACGGAGCTGGCCTTCAATTACACTTACCGCCATATTTTATGTTGCACTTTTGTTTATCTGGATATGTGCAGCACGACTACAAAGTAGGCAGGATGACTGTTTATTTTAGAGGAAGAACGTGGATATATTTCACCAGGGAATGGAAAAGATAAAAATAATGCCGAGCATAACTGATAATACCGGAAACCTACACAAGCCGTCTGTTATATCCAGGTTATTTTTTCATTACGGATGCATAAATGCGTTTGATATGCCTATTGCAAGAAAGCATAGACTAACTGGAAAGGTGGAGTATAGAAGATATAATACATCGTTCCAATATTGGAGTTGGGAGGAAGTGAATGACAAGTATAAGACGGCGTTTGTCGCCACAAAATATTGGACATAACTAAAGAGAACTCCATGAAAAACAAAATAAAACCAATGAGAAAAGTACTTTACAAAAAATGGATTCCAGCAGAGTTTCCGCCACAGAGCAATGCATTTACCGGACAGTCAAGGACTCTCCCGCTTAAAGGAACAAACTGTTTTGAGGAAGAATTTACAGGTGCCGGCACCTTCCTTGCATGGGGAATTGATTATCAGTTGGTTGATGGTGGCGTGGGAAATTATACGACGGCATTAGTAGAACTGCCAAATGGGGAAGTTATAGAGATGCTGCCGAGCAATATTAAATTTGTTGAGTCTTAAATGCCAAAACCAGCACCCATGAAATACATTGGACTAACCTTGTTAAGCATCGTTTGGTTATTATTGACCTTACTGCTTGTGGCTTCTATTATTGGAATATTCGTATTTTTAATTCAAGATCAACACGATGAATCCTATTGGTTTTCGTATGGAAAAAGGATTCTTGAAGGATTCTTTTCGTAAACGCCAAAACCAGCAACCATGAAACCAGCTAAAGAATTTTGGAAAGACAAGTTTGGAGAATACCCCCAAACTGATTCGGAGAAACTTGCAGTAGCTATGATGGTGGAATATGCAACAGAGGCAGTTAACACCATTTCAGCGCGGCTTCAAGTCTTAAATGCCGAAAAAGTAAAAGGGGATATTTCGTTCTCTTGTACGTGTCCAAAATGTTGTGCATATGATTGGAGTTACCACGCAGGAATTGGAAAGATGAAGTGCGGGGATTGTGGGCATGAGGCATAACTCGCTCATACGCGCCACCGGATAAACCGGAACATTATGGGAAAGTATAACACATTGGAAACGGTTGCTTCTTTTAATCAATTTGTTAAGGACTTTAATAATTGGTTAAAAGAAGAACGTATAAAAGTATATACACGAGGCGGTTCAAAAACAGACGTTTGGGTGATAACTCCATCTCGTTTATTTAATAAAGAAACGACGAAACTAAATAGGCAAATTTTACTAAGAGGTGTATGCCCGGATCAGGGAGGGGATGACCAGGCCCAAAACAAACGATAACCCCACCAGCGGCCACGTCCACCAGGGCCTGTGTTTCACCACCTTTGTGTCCGTTGTGTAAATCTTCACCGCCGGAACTCGGTAAGTCGCGGGGTAAGACCGATCTGGAATTACGACCCGCGCCGAAGTATCGTTAACCTGCACGGTTCCTGTTCCGAAGTCGCCCCGGCCCCGGACAAGCTGGATCACCGTGTCAATTCCGGGAAGCCTTACCGTGTCTGTATAATACACCCAATGCGTGTCCGATCGTTCGGTAAAACATTGCGGGCAAAGGAACCGCGCCCGTTGTGTGAGTTTCGATGCCTTCTTTTCGCGCCGTACGTCGGAGCTTCGCCACGTTGTGCAGCCCATTGCGGCCAAAATAAAAAGAATAGCAAGGTATTTCAGCAATTAGTAAAATTAGTAGAGAATTAGTAAAATCTGATTTACCGTTCCACGTGAAACTATTTGTGTTCCACGAAAGTATAATAACGATTCCTTATTAAACGAAAAGCCTGTTTCCGTTTAATTACCATTGTACGCTATGCGCCCACGCGGGCGGGTGAGGCTCCGAGTCCAGGATTTCGCCTTCTCCGTAAAACATCGGACACGTGTCGACGTGGAAAAAAGACTGTCCTAAAGCAATGTACGCCTTAAATCCGACTCGAATTATTAAGTTAAGGTCACGTGCAGTTTCCATGATCCTTTCGGCCTCTTGTTCGGTTTCGGAAACACTATCGCAGTCCACGTCAACGGCCATTCCCGCTACGTGAGGACTGTTTGTCGCCGTCCTAAACCCCGAATTTCTTAACCTATCTTGTTTTTCGGGCGACCGATTAGCAGAATTTATCACCACAGGTCGGCCCTTCCTATTTCGGTATTCGTCAAGTAAAATAATGAGCGGCGCGGGCATCATAACGAATCCCGTTTCATAAATCGCCGCTTGGAACGCCTTTTCTTTCAGGGAAAAGAAATGCCCTATCCTATCCCCGTCAACTCCGTGCAGCCCCTGCCACTCTTGTAAAGTAAGCAGGTCGCCGTAAGTCGTTAGGATGATCGCCTTAGTCATTAGTCTTTTGTGTTCCCTGACTACTCATTTTTCTGTGTTCCCTGAATTTCTAAAACCCTCCTTCGGGCGTCGTCTAATTGAACCCCGGCCTTTAATAACTCTCTAAAAATCAATGCCCTTCGTAATTGATATTCCGTTATTAAACCTTTTTCGTGCAGCAAAAAGAGGGAGTCCTGCCGAATCATCCATGCCCGGTCGAAAAGCATCGAGTCCGTTAACCTATCGTCCTGACCTTTCAGATTCAGGCAGCAACAGAACAGACATGATATTATCAAGATTCCTTTCAAGTCTATCAAGTTTGTAAATAACAACTTCAAGAGATGCCTTTTTCAAGTCCTTTTCAATCGCAATTAACCGCCGCTCCTGTTCGATCTGTTTCCCATACGCCGCAGATGCCGCCCATATCAGCGTAATCATTGGTATAGCAAACATCGCCACTATCCAGCGTTTAATATTTATTGACTCGTTCACCAATTAAGTGTTTTAATTTAGCCTTACGGAACGTAAACGACTTTGCAGGACAAAACATATACTCGTAAAGAACTTCATTTATCTGAAATTCCGTTTTTGCCTTACCCACCATTCTATTCGTCCAATGAATATCCTCATACCAATTAATCCTCGGAAAAGGCACAAGGTCAGCGACTGATTTTTTCCATAACATTAAATGATTTGGAGGGCGTTCATAGTGAGAACTCTTTGTTTTATATCCCTTAAATTTAATTGAGAACTTCATTTCCCGGTCAATTTCTCCGTTAAGGTATCTCATCACCGGGAAACAAACAACGTCAACGCCGGTTTGTGCGCCTTTAATTAATTCTTGAGTGTAGTCTTGAGATATTTTATCGTCGTCGTCAAGATAGGCTACATATTCACCAGATGCAAGCCACCTTAAATAATTCCTTTTTTCTCCCAAAATTACCTTACGGTCATCGTAGGCCAAAATAATCTCTACATCTCCAGACCTAAATCCGTAAAATACCATTCCTTTTTCCGCGAAAGTATCTTCCGAACCCTGACCTATTTGACTCCTCAAAGAATCCAAAAGAGAGTCGCACTCACTTTCTCTTTGCGGAATTGTCGGAATTAAAAGCGAAATCTTCATAGTGGTTTAGAGTCCTTTAATGTAGTCCTCAAACTCTACGAAGTCCTGATACGGCCCAATCCATTGCATTGCAGGAGTTAAAAGGCTTTTAAGTGTTTCTACATCTCTACGTTGTATTTCAAACCAGGGAAACTCTCTATCGTCAAAGGCTTGACGAACAGGCAGAAGTCGTTTTATGTAAGCAACCGTAAACCCCTCCTGTGGGGTTCTCCTTAAAAGAGCATCTATACAGTCGAAATAATCGTACCTTAAATTCGTTTCAGGAATGGTTTGCAGCATTTTCAAGAGTGAATCTTTACTTACCGGGGATTGTTGTTCTGATTCTGCCTTAATTAAATTCGTCAGAAGCGCAGCAGCGGTTGACTTAGGAACTTTTGTTTCCTTATTCTCAATTCTGATTAAATCGGTCGGCCTTGTTCCTTCCTGCCCGTTTGTCTGTTTCCTGTCCGTTGTTTTTGTTTTCATGTATATAATGGTATTTTGAAAGTTGTTGAATTAATTATTACTTCGGCCCAATCAACGGGATCTCCTAAAAAATTAGTCGAGCCTCCGTATCTGTTTGTAACCGCTCCAGCCAAACTTGTCGACGGTGCGGCGGCTGAATCATTTCCAACAAAAACCGTCCCCCTCGTTGCGGCAATTGTGAAATACAAATTATTCCCGTCGTACTCAAAAACGCCCGCCTCCGAAACAGTAAGCGTAAGCCCCGAAGTTAATTTAATCGGCTGACTATTCGCCGCCGCTGTTCCGGCGTTTAGAACTAAAGTTAGCCCGCTCAGAATAGAAGCGTCCGAAAGAATTGTCGAACTGTTTTGAATAAGTTTCCCCGTCGCAGCGTCAAACCTTGCAAGAGCGTTATCCGTAGATGCCGCAGGCCCTACTACATCTCCTGTTCCAGCTACCGATCCCCAACTTCCCACTCCGTTCGCGTCCGAAACCAGAACCAATCCAGCCGCCTCGTTGCCGTCTACGTAACGGAAGCCTAACGCGCCGTCAAGGTGGAGTTTTGTTGTGGGAACCGTTCCTATCCCGACGTTGCCTTCCATATCAATTTGTGCCCTTATGGCGAACGCCCCAACCTGATTGCTTGTTTCAAATACAATTTTTCCAGGAACTATGCCGGTAGAAACCGTGCCCTCTGCAAGAAATCTAACCCGTGAAGAAGTAACATATCCGGAGCCATCGTGCCCAAGCGCCGCCAATTGAAACAAAGAAGTACCATTTGCTACCACCCCGCCAGATAGAGATCTCCTAAAGTTAAAACTCGCAGGAACGCCGCCGGCGCCGTCATTCGTGAAGTTTATTTGAGGCCGGCCATTTACAGTAGACACCCCACTGAACGATCCTGCCGATGGGTTTGAAAAGTCCGAATCCCCAAGCGTCACACCGTCCGGAGTCCACTTCGGAAAGAAGGTCAAAGTTCCAGAACCGGAAACCAAACCAGCCGCCGAAAATGCACTCCATGAGGCCACTCCGTTTGCGTCTGATACCAATACCCGCCCAGCTCCTTGTGTGCCGTCCGCATAACGAAACTTACCGTCGCTGTCCACAACAACGCCAACTATCCCCGCCGAACTACGTGTAATTAATTGCGCCTTGACCGCCGTTGCCGCCGATCCCAAAACGGTCGCCGTCCAATCCGATTGCGCCGTCGCGGAAATATCAGATGCTATTGTTAAAATTACCCTTGTTTCACCCGCAATAGTTATTTCATCTCCTTCCACTAATTCCGTTAAAAACAAAGTTCCGGTTCCGGTTATTGCATCCGAACCAGCCGTTACATCCACCGTTCCTGTTAAAGTGAAGTTCGCCTGTGCCCTGACTCTTAGCCCGTCGTCTAAATCTAAACCAGCAAGAGGATTAGTAAATCCGCGCCCAACAAATCCGTTATTCGGCATCACCGTGAAGTTCTCCACCAAATCAGAGCCTAACCCCCCGTCAAATTCTCTTGTTAATATTCCAAATCTTGCCCTTATACTTGTCGCCGTCGCGACGCCCTCTTGAATTACCTGACAATGAACCACAGGAGAACCAGGTAAAACCGTTTTAGTAGCACTTACCCCCCATTGTCCTAAGACTTGTTGATCTAAAGTAGCCAGTCGTGCAGCAGGCGTTCCGCGTGAAGCCTGCATGGCTAAATTCGGCGCTACCGTGTCGTCATATTGTAAAAGAGCTATTTGAGCATCACGCTGCCCGCCGTTGCTCCCAGATCCCCCTTCGATAGCTAAAGCAGATGCCGTATAGCCAGTCCCGGTTTGGGTTATATCCTCTACTCCTAAAAATAATCTGTTATTATTTAGAAGCCTTAACATCGGAAGGTTAGAACTATTCTCAATAAATAGAGTAGTCGTAGTCGAAAGAGTGTCCAATCCTAATATATGAACTCTATGAGCAGGCGAAGTTCCCACTCCAACAAAAGTCCCCGCCGCGTTTTGTCGTAAAATTGAATCAGTTAAAGTCTTAGAAGCTGGCGTAAAAGCGTCAACCCCCCAAACAGGTAGAAAATGCTCCGTTCCCGATCCGCCGACTGATCCCCCACCGCCGGCCATTAAGTCAACCCAAACCCCACCGTGAGCGAAATAAAGAGAATCAACCCCCGAAAGAGTGCCATATTCCCATTGCCCGTCCGTTAATGGTAAGGCAGGAATAGGGTTCTTATTTGAACTCCACAGCTCTCTTAAATTGACGTTAGGCATTATTGTTTAATAATCGAAAACCAATTCTGTTCCCCAAATACTTCGGCATCTGCAAGAGTTGTATCGAAAGTATAAACGTAAACCTCGTAATAATCACCAACCTGAGCAGAAACATCCAACCCAGAAGCCTGCATGGTAATTGCAGGGATTAGCGGGTGCAACTCTACATTCTGCGACACCCTCGCACTAAATGACGTTCCTCCCCCATTTTTGAGAATCTCCACCACTACATTTATAGTTTCGCTTGCCAGAAGATCGTATAAAAATTCTACCTGTGCGAATAACAAGTATCGACCCGCTGTATTAATTGTGAGCCTTGTATTATTTATGTTATTGTGAAAGTTATCATCATCGGCCAACTCTACATCAAAAGCAAGAAACGACCCTAATGTTAAATCGACCGTTTGCGCTCCGCTTTTCGTAACCTTAGCTAAAGTTGACATTGTTGCGCCCGTCGGCCCCGTAATCCCTTGCGGCCCTATTGCCCCCTGTATGCCCTGAACCCCCTGTATGCCTTGCGGCCCTTGCGGCCCTTGCACCCCTTGCTCTCCTTCCTCCCCCTGTTGGCCCGGCTCTCCCTTCTGCCCGTCAGCGCCTTGTTCGCCTTGCACCCCTTGCACCCCTTGCACCCCTTGCACCCCTTGCACCCCTTGCTCTCCTTGCGGGCCCGCAGGCCCCTGAACGCCCTGCCCGCCTAAGGAGTCGCCTACTATCCATTGCAGGTCGGCATCCCCGGAAACCGGCCCGACAATCCTTAAAAACAAATTGCTCGTATTACCGAAATAAGAAATCGAATCCGGCCAATCATACGGAAGTCCTTTCAGTCTGTAAATATCTCCATCAGAACCGACCTTAAAAGGCGCCTGTGCCTTAACAGATAGTGAAAACATAAGCAGCAAACACGTGGCCGCCATGATCCAGAACCCGTTCTGAAACATCCAATTTGTTTGTTTTTTGTAGTAATTCATAATATTATTATCCTTATTTATGTGCCGCGAACCACGTTCCAGACGTAATTGTGTTTATCACTTCACCCTCGAAACTTCCAGAAAGAACAAGCTCAAACCAATCTCCTGAAACACATGAACAAAAAGCCACCACCTGCATTGCCCCGCTTATCCCCTGCTTGCTTTGCCCAACCGAAGCCCCAAAGGAATCCCTTATTGTCAAATCCGGTAAAATGTTCCAAACTTCATTACCCACCGGAGAATCTAACGACACTTGCCCGAAAAAGGCGTAACACCCCGCTGACTGAATTGTAATCCTTCCAGGAAATAATGGATCGAACATATCAGAAGCGTCAACTTCCTCAAATTCAAAAAGCATTACATTATCTCCGTCCTCAATTTCCTGACTATCCACCTGAACTACCTTAACGCACGCAGAATCCCCTCCACCGCCAGACGCTTCGAGTATCTCCTTCAAAAGCCCCTTAACGTCCGCGCAACAATCAGAAGCTATTTTTATCACTTCTTAAACTTTGACTCCAACCAATTAAATATGTAAATCAGAATCAGTTCGTAAAACGAAGTCACGAAAAAATATGATACGAAAAGTCTGAGAGGCTCCCTTTCGCCCACCAGCCACCAAACAACCCCGGCCAAGATAGCTAAAAAGAACACCGCCCACTTAACGTCAGGGTGCGCTATCTTAAATCTGAATTTCCACAGATAGCCCATCAGAACTACGCCTAAACAATAATCCCACATGATTAGGTCGATGAATGATTTGATAAGTTCCATAATTATTTTTTGAAAGTGAGAACAAAGTTACACACCGCCGGAACGAACAGCCCGTAAATTAACCACTCAATTCCGCTAATCTCAAGAACTCCATGAGTTAATCCAATCCCCAACCATGAAACCCACGGACCCATACAATACACACACCCGCCTAAAGGCTTCCACCAGAACCCCTCGTTCACTTTGTATTTAGATGATATAAACTTACCCCAAAATGAGAAAATCCTTTTATCCGTAAATTCATCCGCATCAGGAGAACCTATACAGAAATAAATCAGCATCGTAAGGCATCCGCTTAAAAAGCCTATAAGAATGATACTGATTAACATATTTCCTCGTTTTTCAAAATCGGCTCTGTCTTAAATCTTAAACAATCTAACGTGAGAGTCCCGTCTGTCAACTCCACAGGATCACCGGACGGCGTAATTATTACACCGGAATATGTGTAATAATAAACCAAAGAAGATATATCGAACGTTATGTTCATTCCCATTGTCTGCTCCTGCTTCAACCTAATCACCCGCCCGTTGAATTTTAATTTTAATGTGTACTCTCCTGAAACAGCAGCGACAAGCCCCGTGTCGAACTCCACGCAGGAGTCAACGCACCCTAATTCTAACCAGCATGAACAGCAACAAAGCATCAGGATAGATTTGATAATATAGCTTCCAATGTCGAACACTCCGTCCGTAACTTCAAATATGCGTCAAATTCTGGATATATGCAAGGATCGAAACACGCGCATTGATCCGGGCTGAGATAGTAAGTTAAATTGAACTTAATAGACGCCAATTTCAATGATTCATTCCAACTGTCAGGAACCTTTCCCACTTCCTCAATCAAAATCCGCTCCTGGTCAATAGAAGTATCTCCTAATACTATCTCTGGTCTGAATCGTTTGTAGCACTCGTCAATATTCGCTATCATTAATAACTGCATGAATATCCATCTTATTACATCAGGAGAGTAATCAGAAAAAACCGCTACAAGCTTTAACTCGTTAGAAGATAAGTAAGTATTAACACAAGAATCGAACCGCCTTGCTACTGTATTAGTAGAAGTTTCATTTTCGTATCTTATGTAAAAGTAATTCCCTAACTTATCAGTCAACCCGGAATACTTTCCCTGTTCTGTGTAAATTAAACCTTGCGTACTTTTTCTGCCTATAAATCCTGTACACTTAAAATCTTTTAAGTTTCCAGAAATTACTTTCATTAACTCGTATGCAAGTAACGTAATCATGAGAACGCTTTATCCATGACTCTTTTAACTTCTATTCTTATCGCTTTCTCTGATTCTTTCAATTCCGATTTTGTAGGTTTGAAAACCACCGTTCCAAATCTTAACTCGTTGCTTTCCTGAATATCTAATCTCTCCTTATTCGTAAATCCAAAGGCTATGTCTTGCCCGGCCTTCGCCGTCTTTAGTTGATTCCTGGAACTCTCCGTTATCTCTAATTTCACGTTGTCAGTAGGCCGTCCGATTAATTCTCTTAATTCTTTGTACCCACCTTCAAAAAACGCAAACCCTTTTTTATTGATCTTCTTTTTTCCGATCCTTCCTAAATTCGGAATACCCTGCTCTTGTAACTCCCTAAAAGGCACGCTAAATGGAAACTCTGAATATTGCCCTATCTCCGCACCGTCCGCGTCTTTGCCTTCCTTAAAAACTCGGTTTTTTAAGAGCGCATTAATAGTGTTCGCCGCAATGGTCTGAATATCTTGCTTAGCCTCAAGTAGAAACTTACCCTCTGCAAGGTTCTTTAGGTGACTAATTAACTCATCCGAAGTGAACGTCATGGTAGTATAGTTACCAAATGATCCTTTTTGCACTCAATGCACGGACAATGCAAAGAATTAAGATAATCAGAAACCCCGTCGAGTCCTGCTTGTAAGTATTCCCTCGCCTTTCGC